AAGGTTTGATAGCACATCTGTAACATTAGACTCTACCACAGACACATTTGACGAGGGATAGAACATGGCTAAACAAGCAGTAGGGATAGGAAGTAGCGCAAATGATGGCAGTGGGGATACTCTTCGCTCTGGTGCTACTAAGATAAATGCGAACTTCACTGAAGTATATGCAGCCCTTGGAAACGGCACCACTCTTACAGATATAATAGATTCCAATGGCCTTATAGATGTAAGCTCTGGTGCAAACAAGATTGTGTTTTACTATGCCAATCTAAGTGATCTTCCAAGTGCGTCTTCATATCATGGCGCGGTAGCTCACGTTCATGCAACAGGAGGATTTTATTTTGCACACGGTGGAGCATGGATTCGTTTAAATGATGAGACAACTGGCCCTGTAACTAAATACACCGCAGGAACAAGCGGGTCATCTGCATATACCTTTACTGGCCCTGGAGCTACTGCGGGTAACAATCCAAACTTTACTTTTTACAAGGGTCATACTTATCTAATAGACAATACCGCTAATGTAGGTAGTCATCCTTTGCAGATAAGAACATCTAACGGTGGTTCTGCTTTTACAACAGGTGTAACTGATAATTATAATTCAACAACAGGACTGACACAATTTATTGTGCCGCATGAACCAAGTGATACTTCTCTAGTATATCAATGTACTAATCATAGTGCTATGGTAGGAAACATAACAATAGTGTGATGACATGAGCTTTACATACGATCAACTTAAAACAGCTATCCAAGATTATACGGAAAATGATGAGACTTCTTTCGTAAACAATATTCCATTGTTTATACGTCAAGCGGAAGAACGAATACTAAAGAACGTGCAGCTTAGTTTGTTTCGCAAAAATGCAACAGCGTCATGCACGGCTAGTAATAAATTTTTAGCCTGTCCTAGTGATTTTTTAGCTCCGTTCTCTCTTAGTCTTGCAGGGACAGATGGAGACAAGTTTTTTATAGATTTCAAAGATCCTAGCTTTGTACAGACTTATACTCCAGATGCTACAACTACGGGATCCCCTCGATATTACGCGGTTTTCGATGTGGACAACTTCATATTAGCTCCAACTCCAAACACTACATTTACCGCAGAGCTTCATTACTTTTATCGCCCTGCAAGTCTAACCGCCGGATCTGGTAGTGGAACATCTTGGTTGAGTGAAAACGCTGAAATGGCTATGTTGTATGGATCATTGATAGAAGCGTATATATACATGAAGGGTGAGCAGGATGTCATGGGTATGTATGCCGGAAGGTTTCAAGAAGCAATTACTGGTGTAAAAATGCTTGGAGAAGCAAAAGAAACAACAGACGAATATCGCACAGGAAAAGTAATTAGGGCAAAAACATAATGTTTAAAATAGATATAAGCGTACCAAAGGATGAACCTGTGGTTGGAGTTAGAACCACAGAAAACAGGGGCTTTACTCCTGAAGAATTATCTGAACAATGCGTTGAAAAAATTATTTCGGTTTCGGATTCTGCTCACCCAGGCATACGGGACCAAGCTCGTGCTTTCTCAAAGCATGTTGAGAAGCTTGTTGCATATTATATGAGACAGGCTATTCGTAGTGACCGCACAACCGTGTATAACGCAATTAAAGATGCGGGTCATCCCCAACTGGCTGAACTTATAAGGAGACTTTGACATGGCCTTTACTGGAAACGCAATGTGTACCTCTTTCAAAAAAGAACTTTTGGAAGGAAAACACGATTTTACTAATGGGCAGGACGTTTACAAACTTGCTTTATATACTAACAGTGCTTCGTTCACTGCTGCCACTACAGCATATACTTCATCAAACGAAGTGAGTAACTCTGGTTCGTATGCTGCGGGTGGTGGAGCGTTGACAAACGTAACACCTACAACTTCTGGAACAACTGCTCTTACAGACTTTGCGGATAAGACATATACTTCTGCAACAATTACTGCTCGTGGTGCGTTGATCTACAACACTCAAACTGCGGGTGGTTCTAACACAACGAACACAGTGGTTGTGTTAGACTTTGGATCAGATAAGTCTTCTACATCTGGCGACTTTCAGATTGTTTTTCCAACGGCTGACGCATCTAACGCGATTATCCGTATAGCGTAAGGAAGCTTTCCCGTGACTAACATCACAGGTTGGGGACGTGGAACATGGGGCGAGGGCGCTTGGAATGAAGCGGTCCCTGTTCGTGTGGGACACACCATCAACGGTTGGGGTGAATTAGGTTTCGGGAACACAGCTTGGGGTGGTGAAAAATCTACTTTTGCCGCAATGCAGGGTCAAGTTGGCACTGCTACCAAAAGAGATGATATCAATGTTCCAACCACAGGACTACAGGCTACAGGATCTGTTGGGTCTGTAACTGCACAAGGTAATAATAGTATTACTGCTGTGGGGCTTGAAGCCACAGGATCTGTTGGAACAGTAAGTCTTAAAACCGATCAAAACAATATACTGGTTACTGGCGTATCTGCCACGGGTGTCGTTGATACAGCAACCGTTGTTCAAGGCGGGGGTGTTGATGTTCGTCTTCTTCGCTCTCCTTGGGGTCTAGGTGGTTTTGGAGACGGTGCTTGGAGCGGCATTGTTGATCTGACAATGACAGGATCTGTTGGCTCCATAAGCTTTAATGGTGCCGTAGATGTAAATGTCACTGGAATTGCAGCCACTGGAGAAGTAGGCAGCTTAACGATCATTGACGGTGATGGGGTAATTGTATCTCTCACGGGTATCGCGGCTACTGGAGCAGTGGGCACTGCCTCCGTTATTGGTGATGCTGACAATATACCCACCACGGGTATTGCAGCTACAGGGTCGGTTGGAGCGGTAACTCTAAACACATTCCAAAGAGTTCCTGTGTTCGCAGGAGATATGACTGCAACAGGTCAAGTTGGTAGCGTAACAATTGTTGCTCCTGCCTCTGTATCTGTTACAGGTATTAGCACTAGCGCAACTGTAGGATCTGTGTTAGTTTACGATAATATAATTCCTGCTCCAGGGACGAGTTGGACAGGTGTTTCTCCGAATCCTAATAGTACATGGACGGAGGAGCAGCCTAATCCAAACACAACTTGGACAGAAATAGCAGCGTAAAGGTAGGGAAAAATGGCAACCTATACAACAAACAGCGGCATTAAGAAGATTGCCACAGGTGACGAATCTGGAACGTGGGGTACGTCAACTAATACAAACTTCGATATCATTGACCGTATTGCGGCGGGTGTTGGAGACATTACACTCTCAGGGACAACGCACACGTTGACTACATCGGATGGTTCTGCATCAGACGGTCAGTATCATGTTCTTGTATTAGGTGGCTCACCTTCTGGCACAAATACGATTACAATTAGCCCAAATGATGTGAAACGGCTATACCTTGTAAAGAACAACTCAGGTCAGACAGCTACATTCTCTCAAGGATCTGGTGCTAATGTAAGCGTAACAAATGGCAAGTCTGCGATTATATACGCTGATGGCGCAGGATCTGGCGCAGCGGTGGTAGATCTTACATCTACGTTTGCTTCTGTACCTGTTACAGGCGGCTTACTAGCTGCAAACAATTTATCAGATGTTGCGAATGCAGGAACATCTAGATCGAACTTAGGGCTTGCAATAGGCACAAACGTGTTGGCTTATGACGCAAACCTACAGGCTTTTGTAACGGCTCTTACCCTACCTACGTCCGATGGGACAAACGGGCAAGCGTTGGTTACAAATGGTAGTGGTACTGTTAGTTTTGGCAGTGCCGGAATTGGAACGGGTAAGGCCATAGCTATGGCTATTGTTTTTGGTTAAAGGAGGCTAAGATATGGCTGCACCGAACATTGTAAATGTAAGCTCAATACTAGGAAAAACCGCAGTGGTTGCATTGAGTTCAACATCACAGACTACACTTCTAAGTAACGCAGCATCAAGTGATGATGTTCTAAAAGTCAACATGATCCAAGTTGCTAACGTAGATGGCACAAATGCTTGTGACATAACCATAGATGTACACAGCGCGGCATCAGGTGGGGGCACAGCATACTCGCTTGTTGCAACCGTATCTGTTCCTGCTGACGCATCATTGATTGTGTTGGACAAGAGCACCGCAATTTATCTTGAAGAGAATACTTCGATAACTGCAACTGCGGGTACTGCAAGCGATTTAGAAGTAATTGTAAGCTACGAGCAAATCACCGACTAATAGGAGTCGCACATGGCTAGAGGTAGAGGCGGCTTTATAGGTCAAGACGGGCTGAACGCACCAGACAGCCCTACAGGTGTTAGTGCTTCCGCAGGAAATGCACAGGCAACCGTTGCATTTACAGCGCCGACTGATGTTGGTGGTTCTGCTATTACTGGATTTAGAGCGCAATCAAATCCTTCTGGCATTGGTGTATCAGGTTCAAGCTCACCGATTACAGTCACTGGTTTATCTAACGGCACAAGCTACACGTTTAACGTCTGGGCAATCAATGCGTTTGGTTACTCTGCGCCTAGTGATGCGAGTGGAAGTGTTAGTCCTGTTGGTATTAGGGGTTTATACGCAGGTGGTTATAATGGCTCAAGTTTTTATAATACAATAGATTATATTGAAATAGCAACTACAGGTAATGCTACCGATTTTGGTGATTTGGCTACTGCTAGATATACTTTGTCAGGTGTCAGTTCATCTACACGAGGAGTGTTTGGCGGTGGAAATCAAAGTGCTTTTACGACAATTGAATATGTGACCTTTTCTACTACTTCCAACACTACTGATTTTGGTGATTTAACAGTGGGTAGGTATTCTCTTGGTGGTCTTTCTAATGCAACAAGGGGTGTCTTTGCCGCAGGGTACAACTCCTCTAATGCGACTACAAACACTTTGGATTACATCACGATAGCATCCGCAGGAAATGCTACTGATTTTGGAGACACAACTGCATCAGCACAAGGTACTTCTGGTTCACAAAGTTCAACTAGAGGTATTATAAATATAGGCTATATAAGTGACGCATCAAATAAAATTGATTACATTACTATAGCTTCTACTGGAAATGCTACACAATTTGGAGATTTAACTCAAGGACGATGGTTTGGTGGAGCATGTTCTAGTTCTGTTAGAGCACTTTGTGCAGGAGGGCAAGGTGGCGCTTCTAGTTATCCTATACTTAATATAATTGATTATATAACCATAGCTTCTACTGGCAACGCCACTGATTTTGGGGATTTACTGAGTATTAATTTATATACGACAGGTACTTCTAGCAGCACAAGAGGAGTTTTTGGAGGTTCCAATAACTCTAATGTTATTCAATATGTTACCATAGCTTCCACTGGTAATGCCACTGATTTTGGGGATCTTACAAATTCAGGTACAGTACAAGGAACGGGTGCTTGCTCTAATGGTCACGGAGGACTTTCATAATGCCAAATTATCAAGGTGTATGGTCGCTCTCAACGCAGATGCAGAATGCTAGTGCTTGGCCTAGTCAACCACTATTTCAACGCGCTTTGTTTCAGGGTGGATATGCACAAACAGCCGAATTAGGATATACAAACGTAATTGATTACGTTACAATTACTTCCGCAGGTAATGCTACAGATTTTGGCGATCTAGCATCAGCAGTTTTCAAAAGTTATGGCACAGGCTCTACTACAAGAGGGATAATTGGTGGTGGTCAACTTTCAAATGGACAAGCAACTAATGAAATACAATATGTTACTGTTGCTTCCACAGGAAACGCTACCGATTTTGGAGACTTAACAGACACCATGCGAGGGTTAGGTGCTTGTGCGTCTAATGTAAGAGGGATATTTGCAGGGGGTGAAAACGCTAGTTCCACGACTCTTAATATTATTTCATACATAACTATCGCTTCAACAGGAAACGCTACCGATTTTGGGGATAGGACCGTAACCAAACGAGATATAGCAAGCCATTCTTCTCAAACACGCGGAGTGTTTGCAGGGGGTCTGACGAGCAATGTTAATACTATAGACTTCATTGTTATTGCATCAACAGGTAACGCCCAAGATTTTGGTGATTTAACAGAGGGTAATGCAAATCTTACTGGGCTTTCCTCTCCAACACGCGGAATATTTGCAGGGGGTAATACTGGGGGAGGTGCAACTGATCGTATTCAATATATCACTATTGCTTCTGAGGGTAATTCTACTACTTTTGGAGATTTAGTTCTGCCTACAGAATTTTGCGCGGGAGCGTCCTCACACACTATTGGGTTAATTGGAGGTGGTGACCCACACCCTGGTAGTGATACAAATAAAATAGATACTATAACCATTGCAACAACAGGTAATGCTACAGATTTTGGTGATCTAACTGTGGCGAGGTATGGACCGTCAGGGTTATCATCCGCCCACGGAGGACTTGCATAATGTCAGATAAACGATACGAGGCTAATATAATTAGAGCCACGGCTGTCGAGCCTGCTAATAACCTAGAGTCAACCTCTGCTCCAGGGGTGTGGTCAATAGACGAAGTTGTAGAGCTACAGAAGAAAAGCAAATGGCCTACGGTTGGGAACGTTAAGACTAACGTAGAAGAAGTTTTTTCAAATTTCTTATATGACGGTACAGGGGCTACGCAAGTCATAGAAAACGGCATTGCGTTAGGTAATTCTAATGATGGTGGGTCTATTAGAATTAATTTAAATTCTAGTTTAGAAAGTCTTTCCCATAGTTTTGCTTATGGCACTGCTGATTTTACAGTAGAGTTTTTTAT